GAGTCCAGCAACCACGACAAAATGTGCTTGTTTTTCTTTTCCTTTGTATTCGCTTCGGCGGGAGCCTTGATCTCCTCGATCATCTTCTCTTCCTTCTTGGTCAGGGGCTCTGCCGGGGGCTTCACCTCCTCCTCCTTTGCGTCTTCGGCTACAGGCTGCGCCGCCTCGTCTTGCTCCCGCTCCTCCTCAATCTTCTGAATCTCGTGGCACAGCTTCATGAGGGTCAGCTCCTTTGCGAGAACCTCGGGATCNGNNCCGTCTCCNCGGAGCTTGGCCAGGATGGTCGCGAGGTCGAGCTTTGAGCGGGTCCCGCCACGGAGGCGNAGAACAAGATGGANTGTCGACTCCTTCTGAATGTTGTAGTCTGCCATGGTCCGGTCGTCCTCGAGTTGCTTCCCGGCGAANATGAGGCGCTGTTGGTCCGGNGGAATTCCTTCCTTGTCTTGCACCTTCGATTTGAGGTTGGCGATGGTGTCGCTGGACTCGACCTCAACAGTGATCGTCTTCCCCGTCAGAGTCTTGACGAAGATCTGCATTTCTAATCCAAGCTTGGTTTTTTTATACCAAGTCGCTACGCGGGGGAACAAGTCCAGGGAAACCTTCGGTTTCCCGTCGGACCGGAGGTCCTCCTACGCGACTTGGATCACTCCCTCAAGTTAAACGGCGTCCAGTGGGTCGACTGAACGGCCTGGTGAAATTCCTGGTTCCCGAGCACGTGTTCGCGTATCATCGGCCAGAGGTTCGGGCACCTGGCGATGCTCGAGATGTTTTCAAACCGGCACTCGTCGTTCTCGTCGTAGTTTTTGCGAAATGCCATCTCGCCCCCCTCCATTTTCCTCTTCTCCTCGGTGAACCGCCGGACGATCGTCCGATGTTCCGTGGAGGTCATGGGCAGGTTGAAGAGGTAGACGTGGTAGTGATTCAGGGCCGTGACGCCGTCGTCCACGTCCCGTGGCTCTGGGGTGTCAGTCGTAAATTTGAAATAGGAATACGAACCCCTTTTCAAATTTATGAGGCCTCGCGTTTCTTCTTCAAGTTCACGGACCGCACACCGAAGCGGGTTGTAGACTTCGCGGCGCCTGCATCCTCCTGTGACGAAGGTCCACTCGCGGTAGCGCCGGTCATGCACGATCAAAAAGTGTGGGACGCCCTCGATCGTGCTCATAGGGATGGCGATGGCTTTATGCCTCTCTCGGGGTTCTGACCCTGGGGGCACTCGAGGCTCCATCCTCTACTGAGACTTGGTCTTCAGAAAAACTCTGGTCATTGTCCGCATCTCTTAAAAATTTATTCAAATTACCGGTTCGTGGATTATATGTACTGGCAAAGACCAGGCACACAATCAACGCCAATACCCAGAGGCGCATCTTTCTTTGTTTTTATGAGGAAAATTAGCAGAGTCATTTAGCGACTAAGAGCTGTAGAGGAGACCGCCGAGGCCGTTCTGGATTCGGAGCACGTTGTATCCCACGGCGTACAAGTAAGGAGTCGGGTACGCGCTCGTGAGGTTCGGGTTGTAGAGGGCTCCCACGCCGCCCACGAGCGTCGGGGGCACGACCAGGCGGTACGTGTCGAGACGGGAGAAGTTGAGGGTGCCGGTCGGCTGGAGCTTGGAGGTGTCCAGGCAGTACGAGATGATTGCAACATTGGCGACCGTGTTGTTGTGGACGTAGCCGTAAGGTGTGTTAAAATATTGAGGAACCTCGGTCCAGTGGATGAGCGAGCGGGAGTCTCCCACGTCCACACCGTTCACCTGGGTCTTCAGCTGGTACTGCAGAGCAGTCGCAGAGCCCGCGCCGTTGGCGTAGATCTGCTGGTAGTTGACGGAGGGGAAGGCCAGGAACTTGACCGGCTGAGCCAGAGCCAACTCCTGGATGGGGTTGGTTCCGAGCACGACGCGCTGCACCTGGGTGACGAGCAGGTCCTGGGGAACCTTGGCGAAGTGGTCGCGCTCGCCCTGGTCCAGGTACACGAAGTTCGACCAGCACTGGAACTGCAGGGAAGCGTATGTCGTCGTGGTCTGGGCGGTGCCGGTGAAGAAGGAGATGGTCNTACCGAGAGGCACGGGCGGCCGGGTCGCCTGCGACGGGTACGAGACGGTCACGTTCGACAGGTAGACGTTCGAAACGTAGACCGGGCCCGTGAAGGGCAGACCGGCCACGTACTGACCGACCTGGATGGAGCCGCCCACCTGGCTGACCTGCTGGTTAATCGTGAAGGTGTTGGAGGTGGTCGCGGTCGTGCCATACGGAATAGCCGGGGAGACCTGGGCCGAGACCACTGGCTGATACAGGCTGGAAACGACGCCGAGGCCGAAGAGCGCGTCGATGTTGCTCGCAGCAGTGTTGGCGAACGCGATGATGACGTTGGAAGAAGTGACACCGGCTGAGATGTTCGAGAAGGACTGGACGACGGCCACGTTCGTCTGCAGGTTGCTGCCCGGGGAGGAAATCAACATACCCGGGAAAAGAGGACCGGTCGTCTGGGTCACGAACAGGTTGGCCGTGTTGGCTGAATAATTGACCGCATCCGTGAAGACGTTGGCGGTCGCAGCCGGCAGGGCGGACAGGACCGGGGTGGTCGTGTTGCCGATGGTGATGGTCTGGGACAAGTAGGTCGACCAGGTGATGCGGACCTCCACATCGTGGAACTGCAGGCCAATCAGGGGCAGGCACACGGACCAGTCCTTGCAGAAGAAGAACTTGAGGGGCAGGACGGAGTTCTTCTGGTTGTTGAAGGTTGTACTGTTGTTATTCAGGTAGCGCTGGGAGGCGGTCTGGGCGCCGACGATGGGCTCGATGTCGGTCATGTACTCGATGTCCTGGGTGTCGATCACCTGGCCGCCGATGTACAGCTCGACCTTGTCGATGATGCGAGTCCAGTCTGGGTTGACCAGGTGGGCACCGTTGGAGTCGAGCGCCGTCAGGTACACATAGGACAGAAGGTCGCCCTTCTTCTCAAAACGAATCGTGGAAATACCGCCAGCAATAGGGGAGCCCTGGATGACCTGGCGCTCCACAGAGTTGGCATAGTGGGTGTAACGTTTGTAGTTGGACCGGTAAAAGGAAACTTCGGGCTTACCGGTAAGCCAAGCGTCCTGGGGGCCGACTGCAACGAGCTGAACAACGCCTCCGCTCATTTACTAGAGTACTTAGTTTTTTTTTGAGCCACTAAGCCACCGAAACCGTGCTGAACGGAGTCGTCCCCATGGCCGAGTCGGGCTTCTTGGGAGTCGCAAGGGAATAGGCCAACGGATTGTTTTCGAGTTGCTGAATAGCAATGTCCAGAAAACCAGGCTGAGCCCGGGGGTTCGGATTCGACTTGAATTCGTTGAGCGGGTCATCAAACTCGGGAGGCAGGGTCCCACGACCCTGGTTAGATCCGGTGATGGCCATGGGACCGGGCTGAACCGGCTTGGCCTCGGCACGGTACTGGGTGCCGCCACCGACCATGTTGACTGGGTCCTGGCGGACGTTCATACGGGCTCCGTTTGCCGGGCGGTCATGCTTCTCACGATATCCAGAGGAGCGAGTGAGAGTCGTGTCGGTGTAGGCCCCCTTGGCCTCGGCGTACGGCTGGGCCACGTTGTACTGGGGCGGACCGTCTGAGAGGGTGTCCGTTCGCAGACCGGTCTCACCACGAATAGTCATCTTCTTCGTCTTGAGAAAGTCGGGGCGACCCTCTGGGCCGACCATGGCGCTCTGGGCACCACCGCCTCCATATGCACCTGGGGGACGATATGCAGCCTTGGAAGCCACCGCCTGGTGCGTGATTTCTCCGATGCCGCCAGCGCCACCGTTCTTGACAAAGTACGAGGACGGCCCCTCGCGCCCCTCGAGCGTCGTGAGCTTCTCTTCGTTGATGTTGACGGGCAGAGCACGGAAGTAGTCCTGGAAACCTCCCGCAGCACGAACGTCCGGGCCGACACCCAGACCAGGGCCGACGTTCATGGGCGCCTCGAGCGGTGAGACGTTGTTCATCTTGTTCGTGATGTACTCGCGGTTATACAAGTCATAGACGGGCTGACCGTACGGGAAACGGGAATTGGTCGGAGTGATGTCCTGAATGTTCGGGACCGCATCCTTGCGCTGGAGACGCCAGTCGCCGACACGACGTCCCAACTCGGGGGTGGTGTTCTGAAGATCAAAATAGTCTGCTGAGTGATTGGCCGGGTGAGCCATCAAATCAACATCGCGACGGGTCAACGGGCGCCTGGGTTTCGTGGTTGGCAGGGGCTGGCGAGAGGGCGACTCCTTGTCTCCCCGCTCTGCCAGGGTCTTCCCGGCAAACACAAGACCTACAATGGATGCCAATACGAGTGGGTCCATCTATTACTTTTGTTTGGTATTTTTTTTACAGAGACCGAGTCCGGAGGACTCGTGATGCGCTAGTCCCTGGGAACAGTTCCTTCGGAACTGGTAACTTACCGCCCGAACGTATTTCCATTCTTAGAAAAGTAGCGCTGGGCGAAGCGGTTGTTCTGATCCTCCACAAAGGTGCTGGCCGGATCCCACGTCATCCAGCGGAGCGGGAGCGTCACGTACGTGTTGGGAAAGTCGTAAGCCTGCTCGGACCAGCCATTGCGCCGCGCAGTCGTGGGCTCCGAGCGCAGGTCGCTCTCAACCTCCGTCTTGTCTGCGAGCACCACCTGAGCCGGGCCGTACCAGACCTTCTTCTCGAGAGTCAGGGGGGTCGTGTCGAGAAGCATTCTCTTTACATTGTGTCTAGATTTTTTAACGGCCATTGCCAGCCTCCATCTGGACACGCTCGGGGAACTTGGAGTAGAAGCGGTCGGGGTCGCATGCGGCTCCTCCCTGGTCGTGGCACTTGGGTGCGAACGGCTTGCCATAGGCAGCCTGTGCGAATCCAGTCTGGTCGTTGGGGATGGTGCTGGCGGCGACGGTGTAGAAATTGCGCTCAGCATCGCGCTGACGTTCGAACGGGTGGATGGCGCTCATCTGCTGCTGGACCTGTGTGCGCATGCTGGGGTACCACGCGGCTGAGGGGCGGTCTGGGTTGTCCACATAGTCGCTGAGGAGAACGTTCGCCATAGGGTTGTCGAAGGTCGGTAGGGTCACGTCAGGACGAAGAAGAGAAGAAGCCCGGGCGTCTCCATTCGCCGCACGCATCTTTCCGTCCGAAATCATGTTCGAATTCCAGAGATAATAGAGAATCGCCAAAACGAGGGCGCCAAGAGCAAAGACGCGCGGGTCCTTATTCAATAGGAACACGATGCACATGGCGTACAGGACGAACCGGGTCGTCGCCGAAACGCGCTCACGTGCCGACTGGGTCGCGGTCGGCCAAAATTCCAGGAGCTCATCCGACTTGAAAACGTCACGAGGGTCCATCTATTACTAAAGGAGTTTAAAAAAAATGGAGCCCCTCTACTTCTTCCGGCGGCTTCCCGGACGGGGCTGGGCCCTCTGACCCTGGGACTTGATCACCGGACCTGCCCCCACCCCACCGAGGAGACCCGCGAGACCTCCGCTCCCGTTCATGAGCTGGGCCATCATACTGTTCATGCCGGCCATCAGGCTCGCCTCATCGAGCTGTCCGCTCTGGTTAGTTTTCATATTCTTCGCGCAATTTTCAGCGACCGATTCAATCATGCTGAGGGTCTCGGGGGGGAACATGCTCATCGTCGTACCGATCATGTACAGAGACTGGAGGTACTGCCAGATGGCCTGCTTAGTCGTGTCTGAGCAGTCCGAGCGGTCCCAAATCTCACAGAGTCCCCACGACTTGGCAAACTCGTTCTGTTCACAGAAGAAGCCGGGATCCTTGGAGTTCATTTGGGTGGCCCAAGGGCCGAGCTGTTTGAGAAATGTAGGGCAGTCGACCACCGGGGGCATCGAGACGTCCGGGAACGTCTGGGTCAGGTCCGTGGCGAACTGCAACTGCATCTCTGAAAAGGCTTGCGTGGTCGTCATCTATTCTATTTTTAAAAGCGTAGTCCTTAAGTTCGCTAGAAGGGCTCCTTCATCACCGGTCCCGAGTCGCCCTGGCCCTGACTCACGATAAAGTACACGAGGAGAGCCACGAGGAATGCAGGTTTGAAGTAATCTGAATTCTTTGTTTTTCCTTCATTATTCATCTTTCCTTTGACGAAGACGTACGCTGCCACGACGGCCGCTGAGATGACTGCAGCGCTGAAAGGTTCACGAAAGTACTGATCCATCTCTGGTAGATGTGAATATTGTTTTTAGAGCGTCTAGACGCCGAGCTTTTGAATCTTGGTGGGCGCGTCCGCAAAAAGGGACTCCTCCTCTTCTACTGGGGCTGGGGCCGGCGTCCCTCCGGGAACGCTCGGAGGAGTCAGTGAGTTGTTGACGGTCACGGCCGTGTCGACCCCACCAGGCGTCTTGCCAAACTCCATGTTGCCCGTGTTCTGCGGGAGGCCGTCAGCGGGACCTGGGAACTCGTTTTCGTCCTCCTCCATGTCCGGTACGTCCTCGTCACCCTCTGGGTCCTCATCGTCATGGTCCATGTTCAGGTCCTCACCGGTGGCCGGAAGGGGCAGGTAGGTGTTGAGAATCTCGGCCGTAGGAATGAGAGACTCGATGACTTCCGCAATTTGAATGCAAAAACGGCGCTTGAGCTCCGTGTTGCGCTCCTCCTCCGTCTTGTTGTCCACGATGATGCTCGGGGCGTCGTAGAGGTCCTTGGCGCATCGCATGTAGCACTCCTGAACAAAGAGGTCATTCGCCGGCAACTTGATGCAAATCTTCTTGGACTTTTTGTCGGTCCGGATCGCACTCAGAATCTTGACGTG